TGCGTAGAACGGCTGCCGTGAGGTGCAGACCAGCGCCAGGCCCCACCATGCCTCGTAGCGCTGGCCCTTGTCGGTGAGGGCGGCGGGCTTCAGGATGAGCCTGATCATGCCGCCTTGCCCTTGCGCGAGAACGTATCGGGGCCTGAGGGCTGCATCAGGGCCTCGGAAACGGCCTTCTGCAGCTCCTGCACGATCCGCTCGGCCACCGGCTGCCAGTGTTGCTCGCGGGTCACCCGCAGAGCGTCGGTGAACTGACCGGGTGGCAGGCCCCAGGTCGCGATCTCCTCGGCCACGATGGCATCGACGATGAGGCGGACGGGCGGGGTCATACGGCCCTGCCGTGCATCAGGTTTTGGAGGCCGAGGGGGGTTTTGTCCTTTTGTCCCTTAGGGTCACGTGTAAACACACATGAAAATGGGAGTGAGGGTACAGGGAAGGACAAAAGGACAAAACCTATATTATATCCTATAACCCATTGATTTTTAACGGTTAGTTTTGTCACTTTGGCCTCCGGCCATTATCGGTTTCGTCAGTCGCTATGCTCACCCGGAACGATGGCCTGCCCACTCCACCTGCCGGCATGGACGTCACGACATGGACAAATCCACCCTGCTGGAGGTGGGCGATGATCTTGGTGCGCTGTGCGATGTCCATGGTTCTGATCTTCCTGGACAGCTCCCTTTCGGTCATCGTCCCGTGCTGCCGGATGACGTCGAGGACGCTCTTGGCCATGCGTTCATATTCGTTGTCAGCTACGAAGCGTTCGGCCTGGCTCAGGATCGTTGACTGGCAATGCCGCACCAGCTCGGCCGCCCAGCGGAAGTGATGGGCGCGGCAGACAGGAGCCTCCGGGGTCTCAGCTGCAGCGGCGATCAGGGCTATCCTGCGGATATGCTCTCGGAACCGGGCGACGATGCCGCTGTAGGCGGTGCCCTCGTAGGCTCGCCGCATCACCAGGTGCTCAGCCCTGAGCGCCCGATCTGCCTCCTTGGCAGCGTCATCAAGAGGGACGGTAGCCACCATCTTGATTGCCGCGAGGTTGCCCTTTCCCGTCGATTGCAAGCCTTCGTCCAGAGCCTTCATCCCGGCGACGATTGGTTCGATGCCCACGCTGACGTCAGGTGGCTCGTCGCGTTCGTCCGGGTGGCTTTCCGGCGACTGGAAGACGAGGAAGCGGGCAAGGCTGCCATCGCCCAGCTGGCCTGACTGGAGGGCACCCCAGAAGGTTTGCGGGACGGTCATGCCGTACAGGCAGACGCACGGCTCGATGATGTTCCGCGGGGCTTTCAGCGAGCGATCCGCGTACTCGGCTCCGGGGATGATGTCTGCCGCCCTGGACCACAGCATGGTCAGGTGGGTCATGATCTCGCGGAGGTGGTAGGAGTGGGATTTGGGGTCGAGCACTGCCTTGATGAAATGCCCGAACTCGTCGACCTGGTAGAGCTTGCGGGGTTGTTCGGTGATGGCGGCCATGAAGCCGGAGCCGGACTTGATCTGCTCACCGCCGATGTGGGCCTCGAGGCCGGCTGCCCGCAGCGATCGGTCGATGCACCGCCGGGCATGGTCTTTGCCAGCGCCGCTGTCGGCCAGTGCCAGGATATAGATGTTGCTCCGGGTATCTGGTCCTGAGAGCCGATAGCGACGGCCCATGATCATCCCTAGCGCGCACAGGGATGCGCCCAACGCCATGAGCGGTTGCGGGATCAGCGCTGAGCCGGTGATCCATCGGGTCATCTCGCCCAGCAGCCCGGGCGCGTCGGCGATGAGCTTGTCGAGATCGTGTTCCGGTTCTGTTCCCGGCTGAGTGCTTATTGGAGTTTGAGTACCTTTTTCCGGCTCCTGCTGGGTCACGGGAGCCGAGAGCCGGATGCTGCCCACCGGGACCGACTTGACGGCGTCTGCGACGGCGCCGTTCAGGATCAGGTCATGCTCGGGAAACCAGCCGTATTCGCCAGCGAAGAAGTAGATGGTGCCGGCGCCGAGGTTGCGCGGGTTGAACGAGCTCCAGGCCCTTGCGGTCTCTTTGATCTCATATTTGCCCGACCGCTGCGACCATGCGTCGAACAGTGTCCAGCCCTGATCGCCGATGGCGCCTTTGATGGCCTGGCCGATGCGGACCCAGTCGTCGTAGTGGACGTCGTCATTCGGGATGTAGCCCATGGCCGAGCTTACGGCCTCGGGTGTGCCGCGCAGGTCTCCGCCGGAGTAGTAGTGGTCGGCAGAGCGGTCGGGCCCGAGCGTCCTGCGACGCAGCTCCTGGGGGACCAGCTTGAAGGCTTCGTCCAGGAACCGGCGCATCTGGTCTTCTGTGACCATGGGCAGGTCGGACATGGCGAGATCGGCGAGGTCTTCGACCGGCCACTGGTAAGGCTGCCCGGTCGCTGGGTGTTGCGCGTAGGCCACGAACTGCGACCCACGGCATAGAGCCTCCAGCGGGTGTTTCTTGATCGAGGCGAACGGTTGCCTGGTTCTGTAGACAAGCAGGCGCTTGGGCTGCTGGCCGATACGAAGGGCGGGGGTTTGACCGAGCTCGGCAAAAGCAAAGTTCTCGATCTCGATAGCGGCGTCTGCGTCGGTGACGTCGATGTCGAAGCCGGTGACGACGCCGCCGCTGCAGCCGATGGCGCAGCCGGGCCATGTCTTCCAGATACCGACCTCGAACGGCTTGGTCGGCCGGTCGCAATGCCTGGTCCAGCCGGGGTAGGCTTCCCACTTGCCACGGGTAAAGCGACCAGGGCACTTGCTGCCCGGCAGGATAGGGATGATCGGGTAGCCGTTGGCGACCAGTCGCTCGCCCAGCTCGGCCATCCAGTTGCGCATGTTCGCCGAGGGCGGCGGCGAGCCGTCATTCAGGAGCAGCGGTTGCACTTTCCAGCTCCTGCAGCTTGTCCGTGAATCCGGTCACGACCGACTCGATGAAAGTCAGCCATTCGTCCTCGCTCAGCACCGCGAGGTCGGTCTTGCCGATGCTCTCCAGGTATTCGCCGGCCAGCTTGCCGGCGGTTTCCATGGCCACGATCTCGTTGACGGTAGGGTCAACCATTCCTTGCTTCCTTGCTGCGGCGTCCTGGCATCTGCGCGAGCAGAGAAGGATTGCCGGGCGGCTCGGGATGCCGATCAATGCCGGCTTGAACCCGAAGCCGCATGCTGAGCGTAGGCAGACCGCGCATGGCATTCAGAACCTGACGGCCACGACGTTGAAGTATTTGCCGTTGCGCTGGACCCGGATTGCAGAGGCGGCGGGTATGGCGTCGGCCAGCTGCAGCGCCTCCTGCGCAGATCGCGGGGCCTGTGAGCCGGGCATCCGGCGAGCCCACCAATGGCATGCCCGCTCGCGCCTGTAGCCTGAGCCGGCGAAGTCTATCCATTCCGAGTAGCGGGCAAGGCCGCAATGGTAGTCTATCCGCATGGTCTCGTTGCCAGTGGCGCTGGTGTACTCGCGATAATTGACGCCGCTGACCTCGAGCCAGTCGGAGTCGATCTCCCTGGCGAGGATCGGGACCTCGGCGGCTTTCTTGGCGAGATCGATGGGCGACGGCGGAAAATCGAAGCCGCAGGCCGGGCAGCTGGCGCAACCTGCGAAACACACTTCCTTGCATTGCGGGCAGACCTTGACCGGGGCCTCGCCCGGCGGCTTGTCGGGGTCGTAATCGCCGGCCTTGTCGACAAGGTCGATAGGCCCATGCCGCATGGCATTGCCGGCGAAGTCGAGGATCAGGCAGTTCTCCTTGCCCTCGGCCAATCGGGTGCCGCGGCCGATCATCTGGACATAGAGGCCAGTGCTGGCGGTGGGGCGGCACATGGCAATCAGGTCGACGCCCGGGGCGTCGAAGCCCGTGGTCAAGACATTGACGTTCACGAGGCAGCGCAGATCGCCGTTCTTGAACCGCTCCAGGATTTCCGAGCGTTGCCCCGGTGGCGTCTCGCCGAACACGCATTCAGCGGTAACGCCGTATTCGACGATGATGTCGCGAAGGTGGCGCGCATGATCGACGCCGCTCGCGAACACCAGCCATGAGCCGCGGCCATGGCCCTTTTCGTAGATCTCGGCGACTATGCCACTGTTGAGGTCGGCGCGGTCGACTGCCCGCTCGAGCTCGCCCGCAATGAACTCGCCGCCACGCTTGTGGACCCCGGTCACATCCTGCCGGACATCGGTACGCTTGGTCGTGACCGGGCAGAGATAGCCCTGCTCGATCATGTCGCCGACATTGGCCTCGTAGGGGATGGCGTCGAACACGCGCTCCTTGCCGCGGTGGAGCATGCCGGAGTCCAACCGGTACGGCGTGGCTGTGAAGCCGATGACCTTCAGGTGCGGGTTGATCTCGCGCAGCTGCTCGATGAAGCGGCGGTACATGGCCCCGCTGTCACGCGGGATGAGATGGGCCTCGTCGATCAGCACCAGATCGCACCGCTGGATGCTGTACGCCCGCTTGTGGATCGACTGGATACCGCAGAACAGGATGGGGCTGGCCAGGTCCCGACTGTTGAGGCCGGCGGAATAGATTCCGGCGGGAGCCTCAGGCCACATATGGAGCAACGCCACGAAGTTCTGGGCGATCAGCTCCTTGACGTGGGTGACCATCAGGATCCGGGTGTCGGGATAGGCCTGGAAGGCGCCCCGGACGAACTCGGCAATCACCACGCTCTTGCCGGTGCCCGTAGGCAGGACGATCAGCGGGTTGCCGTCCTGCTCCTGAAAATAGCTGTACAGGCTGTCGATGGCGGCGTTCTGATAGGGGCGAAGGTCAAAGGCCATGATGTTTGGCCTCGGAATAGGCGGCGACCTGTGTCTGCTGCTTGCTCCACCACCGGCCGCCACGGTCGCAGCCATCGCAGCGAAGATGTAAAGCGTGCGGGCCTACTCCCGGCTCGATCTTGAAAATCACAGAACCGCAGTTTGGACACGGTTTCTGCTCTTCCGTCTTCTTACCGAGAAGCAACTTGGTCATTTCGCTTTCAGCCAATGCCATCGCGCCACTCCTGGCCCGACGGC